GATGCAGAACCAGATATTGATCAAACAATTAACATGGGTTCATCTTTAGGAGCAGGTGGAACTGACGCACTAAGAGCACAGATGGCTCATAAAATGGGTTACGGTGATGTGGGTTCTCAAGGAGGACCAAAACAAGGGTTAGGGGTATCAACTGGTTTAGCAGCTTTAGATAGAGTTTTAAACAGAGATAATTCCGAACTTGTTAAAAAGTTTAAAAGATAAATGCAAGAAATTTTAACCATACTTGTTGTGATATATTCGGTGCATGTATTAGTAAATGTATTTAGAGATGGTAAATGTGGTTGTAATGATTGTAATTGTGGAGATAAATAAAAATGGCATATGTAATTGGTAGAAAAGTTTTAAAAGATACGGAAGCAGAATTAGATGCTTATGCGTATGGAATAACGTTGCCAGCTAAACGAGGTAACACTGGTTATTTCGAACAAGCGTTTACATCATATGACCAAGCTAAATCTAACTTAAAAAATTTATTACTTACTCGTCAAGGAGAGAGAATAATGCAACCCACGTTTGGTAGTGGATTGCATTCCTTATTGTTTGAACCATTGGATGGTAAATTGGAAGAAAAATTACAAGAAGCCATAACCGAATCGGTTGGATTTTGGTTACCATATATTTCTATTAAAGAAATTGATGTAGAGATGACAGATGAGATGAAAGATAGAAATCAAGCAAATATGAAATTAATTTTTACAGTTGGTAATACTATTGAAACACAACAAATAACTTTTACTATACAGGGATAATATAAATGTCATTAAATAACACATACAACAAAAATAAGGGAAGAAATATAAATTATCTTAATAAAGATTTTACACAATTTAGGGATAACTTAATTGATTATACTAAAACATATTTCCCACAGACTTATTCCGATTTTAACGAATCTTCTCCTGGAATGTTATTCGTTGAGATGGCATCGTATATTGGAGATGTTCTTTCATACTATGTAGATGATACTATGAAAGAATCTCTGATGTTATCGGCTGAAGATCCTGCAAATGTTTTATCCCTTGCATCTTATTTGGGATATAGACCAAAGGTTACATCTCCTGCCTTAACAAAACTATCGGTATATCAGTTGGTTCCAAGTAAACGATATTCTACTGGTAATGGTATTGATTATGAACCAGATTCTACTTTCTTTTTAAGAATACAAGAAGGAATGGGGGTTGAATCAACAAATGGTGTTATGTTTAGAACTACCGAACTTGTTGATTTCAATGATGATTATGAAAGAGAGATAAGTATATATGAACGAGATGATGTTGATAATCATCCTACGTTATATATTGTAAAGAAATATGTAAATTGTATATCTGCTGAATTAAAATTAGTTACTCAAGATTTTGGAACAACACCACGAGCGTTTGAGGAAATTAGAATTGCAGATACCAATGTAATTGATGTTTATGATGTTCGTGATGAGAGTGGTAACAAATGGTATGAAGTTCCTTATCTTGCACAAGAAATGGTTTTCATTGATTATCCAGCAACAGAACAATTTGATAAAGATTTAGCACAACAACAAGAAGTTAAAAATGTTTTAAAACTACAAAAAACTTCAAGACGATTTGTAAAAAAAGTAAACGATAGGGGTGAGACTATTATAACATTTGGTGGTGGTAATTCAACTTCATCAGATGAAACTCTTATTCCAAATTTTAAAAATGTTGGATTGGGATTAAACTCATCTATAAGTAGATTAAATGAATCATTCGATCCTGCTAACTTTTTAAAAACTCGTTCTTATGGACAGGCTCCAACAGGAAAACTTGCAGTATCTTACCTTGTTGGTGGTGGTGTTGGTTCTAACGTAGAAAAAAATACTTTAACAAAAATTGAAGCAATTGAGTTTGATGAAGATTTGACAACATTTGATCAAGATTCAATTCCCTTATATAGATTTTGTAAAAACTCGGTTGCAGTTGATAATGAGTTTCCAGCAACAGGTGGTAGAGGACCTGAAACCATTGATGAAATTAGAGAAAATGCATTAGCAAACTTTGGGTCACAAAATAGAGCAGTTACACGTAAGGATTACCAAGTAAGAGCATTATCATTACCACCAAAGTATGGTGGAATTGCGAAGGCATATTGTGCACCAGATGGTGAACTTGATAATAACTCACCTGCCTCTATTCTTTCAAATCCAAATACTTTACAAGAATTTACTGATTTAGTAACTTCATTAAAAGAACGTGATTTATCAGAACAACAAATAAAAGATGAAGTTAATACTTTCTTGGTTGGTAAACAAAGTAGTACTAAAGAAAAGAATAACCCATTTGCAATTAACTTATATATTCTTGGATATAATGCAACTAAAAAATTATCTAAACTCAATCAGGCGGTAAAAGAAAATTTAAAAACTTATTTAGGAGAATATAGATTACTAACCGATGGTGTAAACTTATTAGATGGGTTTGTTATTAACGTTGGTGTTGATTTTGAAATCCGAGTGTATGGTGGGTATAATAAACAAGAAGTTTTAACAAAATGTATTGGTGAAATTCAACGATATTTTAATATAGATGAATGGACATTTAATATGCCGATTAATATTTCTGAATTAGAATTAATTATTGCAGGGGTTGAGGGAGTTCAATCAGTACCTAAATGTGATGTTATAAATAAATGTAAAGGTGAATATTCACCTAATTCATATAACATTCAATCAGCAACTAAGAATAAAATGGTTTACCCATCTTTAGACCCTTCGGTGTTTGAAGTGAAGTATCCAAATAAAGATATAAAAGGGAGGGTTGTTTAATGTATCAGTTTTTAACAGCATCAAAAGATGCAACCATATACTTACAACAGCCTAGTCAGAATACTGGGTTAGATGAGATATTAGAAGTTTCTAAAACATATTATGGAAACTTAAAAGATATAGCACATTCATTAATTAAGTTTGACACTACACCACTATCATCATCACTTGTAAGTGGGGAGGTAACTATGAGTTCAGCTGAACTTATTTTAAGAGAATGTGAATCTTCTGAAATACCAGTTGATTACACAATCTACGCATGGCCGATTTACCAAAATTGGGATATGGGAATTGGAACTCGTTTCGATGAGATTTCTACTGATGGTGTAACTTGGAATTCAAAAACCACAGGAACTGATTGGTTAGAAGGAGATTATGTAAGTGGTACTACTGGTTCCTTTAATGGAAAGGGTGGAACATGGTACACTGCATCAGTTGCTACTCAATCCTTTTCATATGAATCTTCCGATGTAGTTATGGATGTTCTTACTCCACTACAAACTTGGTTAGATGGTTCACTTCCAAACAACGGATGGATTATCAAACATGATTCAGTTTTAGAAAATGACACCGAAGATTATGGACAACTAAAATTCTTTGGTAAAGAAACTAATACAATTTATCAACCCAAAATCAGAATTGGTTGGGATGATTCAACCTTTGAGACCGGTTCTCTTACTGAACTTACTTCTGATGATATTCACGTAACGTTTAAGAGATTAAAAACAAGATATAAGGTTGGTAGTTCACCTGAGATTAGAGTGTTCGGTAGAGAGAAGTATCCACTTAAAACTTATACTAATCTATATGCTTACAACGATGTGAAATTTCTACCATCTACTACTTATTATCAAGTGAAAGATATTATTACTGATGAGGTGATTATTCCTTTTTCAGACTATACAAAAGTATCATGTGATTCAAATGGTAACTTCTTTAAACTCAATTTAAAAAATTGGGAAACTCAAAGAGATTATTACTTAGAAATCAAAGTTGAAAGAGATGGAGTAATTGAATACTTTGAAGATAAAGATTTAACTTTCACAATAGAAAAATAATAAATGGCAATAGATAATCAATTTAGAATAGATGAACTTATCAGTAAGGGTTCTCGTGCTATCGTTTCTAAAGACGAAGTAACGGGTAACCATACTTTTGTACAAGGTTCTAAAGAGGTTGTTAATGAACCATATCCCCACTTAAAAGGTGAGAGAGATGGTGAACAAGTTGGTACTATTGAAAAACCTAAATATAATGAAGAAGAACTTGTAAAGGCAGTTGATACTAAGGTAGATGAACTCATCGGCCCTCCTAAAAAAGAAAAGCCACCCGTAGTTCCTAAACCACTTTATGATGATTTAAGAAGATTATATGATTTACGTGGTGTTCGTATTAACGAATTAGAAACTCAAGTTTCTAACTTACAATCCACAATATCCCAATTAGAAGCACAGATAGAATCACTACAAATAGAACTTGATGCTGCAAGATTACAACAAACCGTTGCTGAAAATCAATCTCAACAAATTAACGAACAATATGTTGCTCTATTACAAGATTTCTCTACTGCGGTAATTAAATCAACCAAAGAAGGTATTGAGAGAGTTTCTCTTAAAGCACAAACTGAAGGGTTGATTGCACAGAAGGAATCTTTGAGAGAACAATTACGAGCTACACTTGCAATTGTAACTCAGTTAGAATCACAATTAAGTGGAGCAGCCGCAGAATCATCAGCTGCAGCTTCAGGTCTTACCCCAACCACTTCTAATGAAACATTTTATGGATTTGAACAAGGGCAACCTGTTGATAATGCATGGAAGGCACAAGATATTGGTTGGACAACTAAGAGAGATGATGGTGGTAAAAAAGACGGTTCAGCTGGAAAGATTATTATTCAAAACCTTAGAGATGAAAATATACCAATCACTCAACTTAAAATCAATGTTGATAAAGGAAATATATTAGGTAGTGTTCGTCCGATATTAGGATTCGGTTCGGGGGTAAGTTCTACAAGAACTACTAATATTGAACAAGGTGCAAAAGAACAAATTGATTTGTATTTCAACACCAAATTAGGTGGTAGAGGTGATTCAAAACCAAAACCAAGACGTGGTGGTGAAAGTGCTAGAGATTATAACGGTACGTTTAGTGTAGATATAATTTATGCTGATGGTTTTACTGAAACTATTGAAGCTACATGGGGACTTAGAAAAAATAGAGGATAATTAAATGGCAATTAGTAACTTTAAAAAAGTAGAAGATAATAAGGGATACCTTGTTAATGACAAAGATAGAAAAATCTTTGAGAGAGAAATCTCCAAAGGTTACTTTGGTATGAACATAGGTGATACTATTGAATTTATCTTATACGATTCCAATGATAATCCTTTACCCCAACAATCTGCCAAAGGTAAAACTGCAAGATATATTGAATATAATGATGATACCGAAAAAACTTATTTTG